TTGTAGGCATAGCCGCCTTCAAAACCTTTAATCAACTGTGGGCAGCGTCGATCAATTAGTATTGCTGGCTTACCTTCAACCATCTTCGTCAACTGGGAGGAAACCGCCTCAAGTCGAAGGTCAACAGAGTTGGAGGGTGCTGGAAAGGCCCTCAAGCCAGCCCCGCGCATGATGTGAAAGGGAGTTGATTCATCAGTTTGCGCGCGGAAATCACCTGAAGGGTCGCCATATATAATAACGTCTCCAGCAGCAGCGAACCTAGTCGCTAATTCTTGTCTTAGCACTTCTGAGAAGCGCACAATGCCCATGTCTACAGCAACAATCTCTGACTGAACTAGCCATCTACCTCGAACCTTTTGCCCGATGACCGCTGCTGGGGTTAATCCAAAGTCTACGCCCACATATACAGGTATATCAGCCGCAACTGGTATTTCTTCTTTAGCAACATGAACTTCGGCAGCAAACATTGGATATACAGGCTTTCCTTCTTGGATATGTCCTAGTCTATTCATAACATAGACATCAATCCAAGACTTAGTTTTACCCTGAACCAAGTTAGGGTAGTAACTCTTCATCATATTCTTTTGATTCTCAGCGTCCTTGCTAGGTACGTAGTCTTCTATCTCACCTTCTGATGATTTCTTTTCGACCATGCCAGGGGGCTGCGTATAGAAACGCCAGTTATCTGGTTTGACCAGCATCTTAGCTTGCTCACGCGGTATATGATCTGGGATTGGTACTTCTCCAGACATAATCGGCCACCAGTGATCCTCTTCAGGAGCGTTGGTATCGGCAATAACGCCAGTCCAAGAAGGGCCGCCATCACGCATAGAAGGATAACGACCCACACGCATAGTACAGGCATCAATAATACTCTTAGGTATCTCACGCGCTTCGTTAATCCATATGCCAGTAAGCTCCAAGGATAAGAGTTTCTTGACATCTTCTGGGCGGTCAAGTGCAAGGAAAAGAACCTCAAGTTCAATGTCGCCTTTCTTAATATTGTGGGTGTATGGAACAGACCAAGTGAACTTTCCCCAATCAACTTCAGGAAACCAATCAAGCCAAGTCTTAATTGTCGTAGTTCTAAGCTGTGGATTAGTGTTCCGTATGATAGCCCACCTACTTTTTCGAATACCGTCAGGAGATTTTTCTTGCTGTAAGGCTCGGCGGAATACTTCTACGCAACAAGCAACGGACTTTCCAGAACCAACGGGGCCTCTTATGCCACGAAAGAATGTGTCGTCCTTCATAAAGCCCTTGAGGACCTCACCGTCTGGCTTGTACTTAAAGTTAACCACTAGCGCAGCCCTTTATCCACACCAAACTTAATCATGCGCTCTACAACTTCTGGGCCAATGCTTTCAATTAGCTTGTCGCACTCTTGATCTGTGACAAATGACTTGCCGTGCTTAGCCTCGACGTAAGCAAACTCGGTCTTACGGACAATGCCACGAAGCAACTGTAGCTCCATAGGCTTCAAGGTACTGATAAAGCTCACTTCTTTTTAACCTTCACTGGCTTAGGCTTCTTAGTTGCGGCGGCTGCTGCCTTCATTCCGGCTTTAGTGTACGGGTATTTCTTACCAGCTACGTTAGGCATTGCGATACTTCCTTACTTTCTTAGCAATTGCCTTGGGTTGAGCAACGAACTGCTTACCTTTAGCCTTGCCTTTGCGTTTGGCTGCGGTTGTTGCAGCATACTCGGAGCTTGTCAGGGCTTTAATCGCCTTTTCTGGAAGGTAACGCTCACCTGTCTCGCTGGATTTCTTGCCAGACTTAGTGCGCCACTTCTGTTTGCCCCAATTTATTAAAGATTTCTGAGGAGCTTTCATTTGTATCCACCTCCAGCAGCCTTGTATCTCTTAGCAAGTAGCTGCGCTTTACGGGCGGACCACTTACCAGCCGCTGTTCCCTGCACATTCGCGGCTTTAATCCGCTTGAACAGGGTCTTTCTCATACCCGGTTTGGTATAGTTACCCGCTGCGTTTACTGCCATTTGCCTTAGCCTTAGCTTTCTTCTTAGGCTTAGAAAAAGCCTCGTTAATATCTGGCGTAGATGGATCATCACCTACTAATCGACCATTGGTCTTGCGGGTACGGGTGGGTTCATCTCCCTCAACCAACCGCCGGGAGGACGCGGTTCGGGTCTTACCACTGTAAGTTGTACCCGCAAGCTCATGGGTTTCTCCTGTATAGAGATCACCGCTAGTCAAATACCATGCCATTAATTATCCCTTCTTAGATTTGTTGCGGGCACTAATGGACGCAGCTTTCTTCTTTGCATCAGCTTTGGACGAAGCGCCCCATGCCTTTAAGCTGAGAAGAAGACGGGTGGGTTTGCCCTTGGCATCACGCTCAGGCCCCTTCATGCCGCCCATCCTAGCAAGAAAAGAAGCGCGCCTAGGATTGTCGCCGCTCTTAACCGGAGCCTTCAACGTACCCTTCTTATAAGAGGCACGTCCCTTGGCATTCAAACCACCCTTGGGGTTCTTGCCCTCTTTCCTTGTCCAAGCTGCTGTCTTCATAATCGTACCCTATACCAGAAAAATATTTGCAGAGGCGAGCCTTTTTTAACTATCACTAGAGTGAGGGACCACTAGCTAACATAGTACTGCCAGTTTTTAACCCCCTACCCCCTATGGCAGCGATTCTACTCCTCTTTTACCTAGCCAAGATCTATCTGCACCTTGATGTCACCAGCTACCTGTACCTGTGACCTGTCTATCGGCTTATACCCAGCCCGGTCTAGTAAATCCTTACTCGCTTCTAGCTGAACGTACTCTGACTTGGCGCCCATGGCTAGCCTTCTCACCGTCCCAGCAGCTAGGGTAGCACTCAACCCGAACTCCTCGTTCATCCTTTGCATCAGGTACTGCTGCACATGTGGTAGCTTCATCGTCTTGGTTGCAGTTACTCTTCCAGACTCACCGCTACTATACCCAGCTAACTCTGCTGCCTTAGCTATAGTACACCCGTTTGCTACAATGGTGTCTACTAACGCTGTCTGTTTCGTAGTCAGCTTTCTTGTAATCGGAAC